TAACATACGTTTTGTCTTCCCACCCCAGGGTTCCCGCTGCCGCGTCGCCTAGCGGGAGAAAGGGGATGGTTGACCCATAGTTTGATGGACTGGAAAGAGATGGCTCCACCAACTTCATTACGCTCCAGAGGTAATTATTCACAACAGTTGGGGCAAACCCGAAGTTAGAAAGACTCATTTAACCCTGCCCCTCTTACCTTAAAATATTTTCTTCCAGCAGCAACCCCCACAGACCTTCCACCAGATTCTACCCCTTGAGGAAAAAGTCTAGAAAACTCTTGTGGAGTTCTTAAATCTGCCAAGAGTTGTCTGAGGATTGAGGACGTAAAGTATTGTTGAAAAAATTCGTCTACTACAGAGCCAAAACTTCCTGCAACCATGTCCCCACCAGGATTAGCTATGTACACATCGCTTGATGTAAACACCATCTCTCCCTCACTCTCAAAAGCAAGAACCTCTGAGTTTTTCGGTGTTATTGTTATAGCTATCTTGTTTTCCATAACATCTGCTTTGTTTACAAACGGCTCTGAGGATGTTTCTGAAATAGACTTTGATGGCAAAAAACTTCCAGATATAGAGATAAAGGTTTTTCCAGATTTTACACTAAAGTTAAACAACCTGGCTGAGCTATTTCCAACCTGACCCCACTCATAGACATGATGCAGGGTATCAGAATTCATTCTTGCCTTTTGGTCTATGTACTCTCCCAAAGCTTCTACGGTTACTCCAGCCAGCACTCTATTAAAGTTTAATCTTTCCAAGGCCACGCCCTCTAAAAATCCATTACCGTAAGATACGGCATTTCTTAAGAATCTCTCAAGCATTTTGTTGTCGATTCTTACGCTAATCACGATTTATCTCCTGCAAATCAGAACGAACAAAGTAAACCTTGTAATACTCTATTTCATTCCAGGGGTTTATGTGTGGATCTACAGACATTACGTCGTATATCGTTGGCTTTCCAGACCTCTTTCCAGCACTTTCTGTGTAGAATGTGGTTCCAGTTTTAGAGTCTTGTATGTTTGTTATCAACATGCTAGTTATTGGATAGCCTGTTCCCTCCATAGAGATTCTTGGATCAACATATGTTCTTCCCACCAACCTGTTGCTGTACTCAAAAAATGTTTCTGCCTTTAAGGAATTTTTTTCCATTGAACCTTCCTGCTGAACATAGCCAATGAGTGTTTGATTTAGGTTCCAGGTTTTGATTGCTGCGCCAAATGCATCTTGAGATTGATAAGAATAATAAACATCCAAGTTCATTGAATAGAATGCTTCTGGATCACAAAACAATTAAAGCACCCCTAATCTGTAGATAGGTATAGAGTATTTTTGTATAATCTTGTCCACAATTAGATTCCCCGATCCACTTGATGCAAGATCTCCATACTTTACTCTAAACTGGTCTGTTTCATATTCTGTTACATATCTACTAACATAGGCAAGCCTTCCACACTTAATGTCATCAATAAGAATTCTAGTCGCTTCTTTTATTTCTTGTGGAACTACTGGCCACCCCCACTCGCCATAAATAGTAAAGTCAGCCCCCTTGGGAAAGAATGAGCTGCCTCCGCCATTGGTTAGAGAGATAACCTGGTCATAATTTTCTGAAGAAAGCATTAAGGAATCAGATGCGGCCATTGGCAACTGCACACTCCTAGATTCTTTTTTGTTGTATTCTCCAACAAGGTCTATTGTTAGTGATGTTTTATCTGGGCTAATAAGATAAGTATATTGACCAGATAACGGAACCAATCTATTGTATACCGCCACGTTGTTTTGATAAACATAGTTTATTCTACTTGCTTTTTTGGGTAGTGGCAGGTAATCCAATCCAAGGCCAGTCAACTCAATAGCTTTTGACTCGTAGTAAAATCCTCCAACGAGGGTGTCAAGGATAAATCTTGCTGTTTTTTCTAGCTGAGTGTATTCAGCTGCATCACAATCTGTACCAGTTGAAAGCGTTATGGGGTTGATGTAGGGTCTATATATGTAAAGTGTATCTATGACCACTGTTTCATCTGCTAAGTCATCTACATCTATTGTGTATATGTATACTGGGTAAGATCCATCATACTTTTGAAATCCCATAGGAAGTTCATATGTAATCACTCCAGATGCATTAGAGGTTAGAACTTCAGAAACAATTGCGTCTCCACGGCTTCCATATATTTCTAAGATGTGGTCTGTTGATATAGACGGTACTGAAAAGCTTATTGAAAAGTTAAAGGGTGTTTGTCTTAATAGGTCCATGTCTATAGGCCGTAATGTGTTGCTACTTCTTCGGGTTCTGCTTCACGAATTCCCTTTCGGGTAAGCCACATATCGGCTGCCTCCTTTGTAACAATATTATATCCCTTGGATATTCTTCCTATACTGTTCCAATTCATGTTTTTTTCTGAATAAATTGCAACCTTTTTTACTTCTTCTATCTTTGGCTTTGAGCTAAATATCTTGTCCTTGAAGTTATCCGCTGTGGCCGTTGTGATTATCCCCATGTCATCTACCTTTATCGGAGATTTTACAGCCTTAGCTTTGGGAGAAGTAATTTCCGAGCTGATGACGCTTTTGTTTTCTGACTCTCCAGCAGTTGATCCTATACCCACCAAAATAGAAAGAATACTTGTTTTTGTTTTTGCTCCGTCAAGATCTACGCCATTATCCTTGGCATATTCTTTAAGCTGAACAACGGTCATTTTTTCAAAGTTTGACATTTTTACACCTCTCTTAGGTTTAATTATATCAGAATATACTTAGGAGGGCGAGTGTTATACCCGCCCCCCTTAGATATTTTTACTATCAGGATACGTCGGCTGCCGCGTCTGCGTAAGCTACTGCATCTAGTTCTTCCCATGTGATGCCAAGACGAACGAACACTGTGTATTCGATTGTATCTTTCTTGGCCTTGTACTCACGGTTAACTGTGATGTCTCTTTGGAATCCCCAAACACGGTTCTGTGGGAATGTCAGATCGACATAATCCGCAGGGTAGTAAGGAACTTCCATAACATCGATACCAAGTACGCGAGTGACGTTAGCTCCACCAAGGGTCTGTCCTGCACCACTAAGGTAGTTCTCTCTGCGTTCTGAAGTACCAGCAACTCTAGGATCAAATGCTGCTGCAATTGCATCGGCAAGTGTTCCGTTGCTTGCAACGATACCTGCGAAGGTATCCGTGCCAGCGTAGAACTTAAGGTTGCTTTTTACTGCACGGTACTTGCGTGGCAATGCGTAAATGATTTGCTGCATTGTTTCTGGGGTCCATGCATTTGCTGAAACAGTAACGACTGCCTCATGAGCGTCTCCACCTGTAGTGACTTGATTAACAAAACCATTCATAATACCGAGGAATGGATCTGCACCGCCGTCACCATTAATTGCTAGATCTTCGATGTCATTTGCAAAAGCACTTGTCATCATGCGAACAAGATGATCCTCAAGTGCTCCACCTTCGATATTATCTTCTAGTGACTCTGTTGAAACTTCCCAGTCAAGACGAATCTTTTTTGTGGTTAGTTCAACTTTTGTGAAAGTTGCTCCGGCGTTTGTATACTCTCCAAGTGCTTGAGAAGCAGCGCGAATAACACGCTCACCAACGTTGACTTTTTCAATCTCCATCGTGTTTGCTCTCATCGTGACCTTGCGGCCATCCTTGGCAAGAACGCTACCATCCCAAACATAGTCGATAAAACGACGAGCCTGTTCTGGATTCAGGATTCCGCCAGCAACACCAGTTGGGTTGACAGCGTTTGGTCCTGTTGTTACTCCATAGTTAGCGTTAGGAATATTTCCTACTACGCCAGCGGCTGGATCAGTTACTCCGCCAATTCCACCTGCTGCAACAGCTCCTTGACCCTGGAATAAACCTGGGTTTGGATCTCCGTATTCACTGGCTTCACTTGGCTGATTCTTTAAGATTTCTTCTGACATTGTACTTCACCTCCATTTTTTCTTTTATTTTTAGTTAAATAGGTCGGACTTCGTGAGGAAACGTCCATCCCATAGCGATCTTTTAGCCTTTTCGAAAATTGGCTCCTGCACAACCTCTCCAAGGTCGCCAGACTTACGGAAAGCAGTATCTTTTTCCACTGCATCTACACGCTTTCCAAACTCATTTTTTACTGTATTGACATCTTCCTTGACTCCCACAACGGTCTTATTGAGCTCTTCTACCTTCTCATTAAGAACTTTCATTGTGTCAGCAATGTTGCTGAGTGTCGTGTGTATTTGATCAGACAGTGCTTTTGTTTGCTCTAACATATCGTCTTTGCTTTTTTCATCAGCACTCATGGACTTTTCTTCTTCCATGGGGTCTTTTTCATCCATGTCTTTTTCTTCGTGCATAGACTTTTCTTCGACCACTTCATCTTCTGCTTCGTCTTTTTCGACGGAAGCTTTTTCAACTTCGGAGTCTTCAGTTTTTTCTACTTCCGAGTCAACAGACTTTTCTACAACAGCCTCCGCTGGATCTTCTGTAGGCTCTGTTTCAACTGTATCGTTATTCATTTTGCTTACCTCCTTTGCATCATTTTTGACAGTAGAAAGAATAGACTTTACTACTTCTGTCTTTTGTGCATCATTAGTCTCAACGAAACCAATGTTGCTCATACCCTTGTCGCATCTAGGGCAACTTGATAAACTGTCAGAACTTAATTGAACTACGTTATCATCATTACACCAAAATACGTTTTCGATGAGGGCCTTAGAAAGATACCCCCCTGTATGACCTTTTTCAATACTAATCACGTTTGCGTATTGATTGGCAGGATTGTCCACTAGTGAAAGCTCAAAAAGATCATACTCTTTGATTATCCTTATCGACTTACCCAGATCGTCGTCGTAGGTGTCTTCATAGTCTTTTACGCTTCCTCCGATTGAAAATCCTGTAAGGGTTCCGTCCAGGACCTTTTCCCATGTGTCCTGAGCCCCCTTGCTGACATATGTAGAGACAAAGATACCGCTATAAGACTTGTTTGTGTCTGGGTCATAAAAGGTATCCTGCTTAAATGAAATAAGCTTTCCCACAGCTTTTTTCTCATCATGCATTTCCCTGATGTTGTTTCTAAAATTAGTAAATGCTGAGATAGACGCTTCTGCCGTTACTATATCGTCTTGATGGTCTACAGAGTCTGTCGTGGCCCAACCGGATACCGTTCTTTTTTCTATGTCTATCTTTGAAAATGGCATTGACATCTTTAGCTCTTTATTATCAAGATTAAAACTTGCCTTGTTTATTCTAGACATAAGACAGCACATCTTTTCCTGAACATATATGTGAACTTAGCGAGAGTGTTTGACCGTAAACACCTTTTGGGGTGGCAGAACAAACATTCACATAACTTTTATTCATATTGTTTATATTATAACAGCATTTTATAAAACTGTTACAATTATACCTTTCTGCCTTCACCCTGAGCATTTCTTCCCGTAGTCGTTGCTACGCTGTCAGAATTGTTGTTTGTTCTTTCAGAGTCTCTCTGCCTATTCTGAGAAGCGTTTGCTCTTGCGTCTATTCCCTGCCTTGCAGAAAGCTCTAGTGGTGTTCCGCCCTTGCCATCTGATCTTGTTGGCATGTCAATTTTCTCTCTTGCCTCGTCTGGAAGAAGTATTTGAGACTTAACAAACCTTTCGAGTATTTGAGATTGAGCCACTTCGTCGGTAAGAGTCAGCTCGTTAAACTTAAGGTCAATGAGATCTGTCTTAGTCTTAATGATTTTGGAGACTATCTTTTCAATATATCTCTGTGCTGGTCTCGTCACCTGTTCCTTAAATGTACGATCCTGGGACATTGCTGCTGCTAATCCTCCAGAATCAACCCCTCCAAGCTTAGAGAGTGGTACTTGGTGAGCCATAAGGATGTCGTTCCGGTTCTTTTCGCGGTATGCGTCAAACGATGCTTCTTGAACATTTGCCTCTACGGGAATCATTGTGAAGTCTATCTTGTTTCCCTCCTGATCTGCTGGAAGAGGAACATACAAGGTTCTATGATTTTGCCCCTTTAGCCCAGTCTGCAAGAATCTAAACAATCTGTCTTCTGATTCTGAATCTAACCTTGCCCCCTTTACGACGACAATATATCTTGGAACAGCTTTGTTTTCAAAGTAATCAATATTGTACTGTGAGGCCAACTGGTCTCCCTTAAGTGACAAGTAAGCAGATATAATATCAGGAACCCCGTAAAATGTATTTAGGGGTGAGTATGATTTAAAGTGAATAACCTCGTTTGGTCTTGGATCATCAGTGATTGGATTTTGATTTGTTGCGTTAAAGTTGCGGAAATAAACAACCTTACCGCTGATTATTTGAGTAAACCCATCCCTTAGCCTTCTGACTCTCATAGTTGTTGCAGGAATGTGTCCAACATATCCAATCTCACCCGTTACAGACCTTCCTATTTCTAGATAGGCATTTCCAGTTGACTCTAAGTCTAAATCAACTTTCTCCATGGTAGTGATAAAGCTGTCGTCGTCATTTAGGCTTTCTAACCACTCGATAGCGTCACCCTTGCTACGCTCTATTCTTTTTTTAGCCTTTAGTCTAGCACTCTCAACGTCCATGTCTTCCATTCGAAGGATAACGTCTTTTGCCGTTTCAAACCTGTACCCAAGACCTACTGTGTTTGAAACTTTTGCGTCAATTGCGGCATGGTTTGCAAAGTTGCTATCGTAAAAATTGGCAAGTTCGTAAAGATTGTACGGTGGAGTAATCACATCGAAAAGACCATATCCATTTCTAAAAACTTCTCCTGGATTTAGCTGCTTTGACTCTGTACCTCCTGATCCCCTTGACCTGACCCCAGCATCCTCTGCGTACTTTCCAGACACTCGACCTTCCTGATCTTTTGGAATGTCATAATATCTTTTATCTATCTTATTTTCTGATCGGGTTGTCCTTCTTTTAAAGTTAAGGTTTATTCCATTAAGATCTTTTAGTTCCTCCCAGGACTTGCTGAATATGTCCTTTTCTTGGAAAGTTCTATCCTCTTCCACTTCATCCGAATAGGAGATATTTATTCTTTGATCTTCCATTAACCTTCATCTCCGTGCTTCTTTAGGGTTTGTTGTGCATCATACACTGCACCCATATCGTTTATGTTTGGAATTAGTCCGTTTTTCATTCTATCCAGCTGCTCTGCATACTGATCATCTGTGGTTCTCTTGATACCTGGGTAGAACCAGGGGGTTCCTTCTGGTTGACCATAACCAGCTGCTGCTTTTCTAAGCTCTGCCATCTTTGAGATATCGTTTCTCATTGATGGAATGTTTAGCATGTTTCCTTGACCATCATTAAATAGATGTCCCGTGGGTAATTTCCAGAAGTATAAACCCCAATCATAGGCTTTGTTTATTACTGTGGCCTTTGACTTACCAAGTTTTGATTTTTTTGTATTACTCATGGTTAGATTATAGCAGACTATACTGGTTTGTTGACTATGCTTAGCCATGTTTGGTCTGCGTAGACTGAAAAGTCGTCATTGGTGACAGACATTCCAGTGTCGTCATCCACAACAACGATATTTGTCCCTATGTAGGTAGAATATATTTCTTTTGGAGTAGTAGAGAATCGGACACCCAAGACATAGACACTTTTCCAGTCATTTGGATCAGGTAGCAGGCCGCCTTCATCGTATACCTGTGCCCAGTCAACAATGTTTCCAGGTATCTGATCCTGATCCCCATAAAGAACACTCTGCCACAGTCTAGGAACTATTACACCAAATTGATTAAGACCTGTCAATTTGAAGAAGGAGATGTTGTTGTAGGTACATCCAGAAAGAAGGTTTATAGATCCAGACTGGCTACTAAGGTCTATTGGATCGTCAAAAAGTACGGAAATAACGTTCCATTCATTCTTGGACAAGTATGGGTTTGTTATCTTTATTCCATTTTGATAAAAAGATATTCCTGGGTATTCTGATCTTGTTAGCTGATCCCTCGCTGTAATTTTAAATCTTTTTAGTGTTTGGTCTGTGTTTATTAAAAACTCAACAACTCCATTTCCATGCAATAAACTAAACATCACTTGAGGAACCATGGATTCCTTAAACTGATCATACTTTAAGAATAGTTGTAATGCTCCCAGCAGGTAGTTATCTGACTTAGATTTGTTTATTGGTACCGATACTCCGTACTCCTTGTTTTGTCCTTTTTCAAGAACTCTAATCCCACTAGTTTCTGTCGTGTATAGGTACGGAAGGCTATCTTTGTTGATCATAACTGGGTTTTTTGACTTACCGCTATAATATATCCCACTCTTTACATATGGGTAAATTGAATTTCCGGTTTTTGTTCCTATTGGTGTTAAGCCGTTTTCATTAAGAGATCTAGACGTAATTTCAAGATTTTTTATTTTTAAAGGGTTGCTTATTATTCCATCTTGTTCAATTTTTAGATGTATGACAACAGCCACATCCTTAAAATTAATATTTTTTGGAGGATAGATAATCGTTCCATCAATAACCCCAAATTTTGTCTTGTATGCTTTGTAGGGGTCCAGGTTGGTGTTTTGTTCATTGGCATAGACAGTGTAGGAGTCTGTCAGAGTTTTTGAGTAAATGAAGCTAGACAGTGGCTCGTCTGCGCCCTCCGCAAGCAACTGAAAGGTAGCGTATGCATCTAGTGATGACTGAGTTGTATCGATCTTGTATTCTGTAACAATGTTGGAGGATAAATCTGAATACGTTACATAGCTGCTTATAACCTCATTGTCTAACATCTCATAGCTTTTTTGTATTGGATCGTTGTATGCCTCAAAGAGTTGTTGATATATCCAGTCTGGATTGTCCACCATCTCCTGTATTATTTCTATAAGGGATGGATATCCAAAATTAAACTGCAAGTAGTCTAAGTCGTACCCCCTAGAACCATCTCTTTTTGTTATGTATGAGGAAAAATACGATAGGGGGAAGTACTCTTCCCACTCAGAAGAAACAGATATGTCCAAGAAGTATGTACCATATCTAAAAAATGGTGATAGGGTATATGATGAGTAGTGAAGCTCAATCAGGGACTGAGCAGAGTTATCTGAAATTCCACTTTCCTGAAAGTATTCTGATATTTCAGAGAAGTTTTTTTGATCTGCAAAACCAATTCTATAAATTTTCCCCTCAAAGGTGTTTACTCCGTCGCCTCCAATATACAGGCTAAGCACTTCTGGGGAACTGAAGAATGATGAAAGCTCGTAGTTAAAATTTTCTGAAAGTTGGGGGATGTTAAATCCTACGACAAAGTGTTCGTTTAATACGGAGAATGCGGTTCCAGATAGCTCCTGTCCATCAAATTCATAAGTTATGTCATATCCCGTTATATTAATTTCAAATCTCTTGTTGTTTAGAGTGTTTACTATATGAATGAGTGGTCTTTTTGATAAAACCTCAGACTCTACCTCAAATATTCCATAAATTGCGCTCACCGGGTTTGCAAGAAAGGTTAAGTCTTGAAAATTAAGATAGCATGGCTCTGTCCAACTTGTTCCAGAAACTGGTTCCCAGATGCTGCTCTCAATGTTTGGTCTAAAGGTAAAAAACAGGGGATGGTTTCCTAATGGGTATAAAAGACTGTTTAATGCCTTGTTGTCTAAATACCATTCTGGAGTTCCTCTCCCCCCTAAATATATATCTGGCAAAGCATATTCCGGAACAGAGATGGAATTTGTTGTTGCAACTAGATTGTTATAGTGTCCTGCATCCCATCTTTCCACATCTGGATATATCTTGTTAGCCGTATAATTTGAGTTTGAGAAGTTTACGATTGACTCTTCTCCATCAAACGAGTCGTTTATTAGCTCTAGAGGATCTACCCCCTGTCCCCAAACAAATCTTTTTTTAGAAAGCTGAAGTGGGATTGCGTAGGGAGAGATAGATATACAGTCAATTTCCAAAATATCTATGTCTTCATAGCTGTATACCCCCATCCAGCTGCTCTGTGAAAGAGCCATTGTTTTTTTGTTAACGCTTATCTGACCCACCTGTTCGCCATTAATGATCATGGAAACTGTATCATTTTTTATTGAAAGGTGGATGATCATGGGTCTGTACCAGCTAGAAACATTGTGAGATACAAACTTGCTGTCTACAACCAGGGTTATAAATCCAGCAGATACATACACTCCATCATTTGTGTCTAGGGGTCCAACAATCCTTCTTGATTCTTTTGTTAGTGGTCTTATCTTTAGCCAAAACTCAAGGGTTTGGCTTTTATACCTTCCGCTTTCCGAAAACATTGTTTTATTTGGAAAAATAAGGGATGGGGTTCCGTCTGTAGATGGGTAAATCTTAGTTACATTCTCAGACCCAAAGATCATTGGGATTCCCTCATTTTTTGCCAAAAGCTTTCCGCTCTCAACAACATAGTATGCACTTTCTGAAAGAACTCCATACTGATCTGCCGGGACGACGTTGTTGGATATACCAGAAGATAGTGGTGGGCTTTCTACCGTTGCCCCCAGACTTTCTGAAGAAGTTGTTTCCGACCACTGGCCGACAGTTATCCCATTAAAAATAAAGTTGTAGTCTCCTGTGGTGCCCCCCGTGTTTACCGTTGACCTAAAAATTAATCGGCAGTAGTCTAAATCAAATTCTTGGATTGTAAAGGTATCTTGAAGATGTATCCACCCCTTGCTGGGAGTAGAATCTACAACGCTTAAGACCTCAACCCAAGAAGATGTTCCTTCGTCATAATACTCATACCCAAACTCATGCTGAGTGGAATATATAGTGTCCTGATATAGATACATCCCTATAGAAAATGTTTCTAGTTCCTGGCTACAATCACTAAACAGAAATAGATCTGGGCTTTTTGCTTCTATAACTGTTCCATTTACCGATGGGACGCTGCCCTGAATTCCTGAATAAATGCTGCTGATAAATGGAGATCCCTCATTTGGCAAGGATAGGGAGTCGTTTGCCGATCCACTTAGGACTGTCCACCCTGAGTAAGGTGAGGCTGCCTCAAAAGATCTCTGCTCGTTTGTAATCAATGAAACATACGAAACATCGTCGTCCAGAGGCCATATTGCAAGGGGGTGTTCTGAGTAAACCTTTGCTGCATAAAGATTAGAAACGCTACTCATTTGACCTCCTACCCAATTATAGCAAAGCGGGACAGCCTCATGCGCCGTCCCGCCTTACCGACCAACCTATTTAAGCAGAAACTAAATCAACAACATCACATGAGTCAGCTCCAGCAGCACAGGCAAGCTCTTGAGAACCAATGGTGTTGTCCTCTAGTTCATATAGTGGGAGTGATTGCCAAGGTATGTTTTTTGGCATTTTAGACAACAACTCTTCGTATCTATCTTTCGTAATCTCCTGATACGGTGCTTGCTTATAAGAATGCTCTGAGGCTGGCAAGAACGATACTCCACCGATAGAGTTAAAGTTTCTAAATACCCAGGCTCCAACATCTAGCCACTCATCTTCTTTTACACTGATAGTTACAGAAGGATTGTGTTCTGTCCAGTGGGTTCTGTACACCTTCCAGATCTCAAGATGCTCTATTGCTGAAACATTTTTTGTTACTACCGCATTCTTTGGGGACTTTATAGGAAAAGAAAAGACAGTTGTCATTTCTGGCTTCATCACATCTGGCTCATTAGGAACATTGAAGTCTTTAAGAAAGGCTGTCAATGGATCTTTGTTGTCTGCCCTAACGGTACGGATGTAATATTCTGAATACCATGGATGAATTCCACTAGAAACTCCTGTAAGCTGAGATACAGTTCCCGATGGCTTTACGGTCGTAATGGCAACCGATGCATTTATTCCAAGGATCTCTGCTTCTTTTTTGTTTTCCTCAACAGCTGATTCACGGAGCCTGTCGAGCATATCTCCCAGACCCTTGTGTACTGTTCCTGTAATGGGGTTTCCAAAGATTCCAGTTAAAGATACCCCCAGTAACCTTTCCTCTTCACAGTTATCCTTCCAGGATTTGCGAATATATTTAAAGTTTGTTAAGCTAGACTGCCAGGTACCTAGGATTGTGGCAAGTCGAATCTTATCCTTTAAGGTTTCTTCTGTATCCTTTTCGTCGATCACCACCTCCGTCAAGTTGCACTGATATGTCAGAATGTTTCCAAAAACAGCCATATGTCTTTTGGGTTCATTAAAACAATACACATCTTCGGTCGTATCAAGGATATCGACAGACCTTACATTTTGATACTTACCTTTGAATCTTGCAGAATGACCCTTTGACACATTTAGTCTAAAGCATGGGATGTCTCTTGGATCTGTAATTTGCAGATACCAGAGATCTCTCTTTCTTGTTCCGAGATTGGTCCTTTTCCCGGCTTTAGCTAGCAAGTTTACAGATGACCTTATTCCAAACCTAGTAAGGATTAGCTGTAAGTCCTTGGCTCTATCTTCCGCAGATATGTATATTCTTATTCCGCCCGTTCCCGTTTCAGATCCATCTGCATCTGCCAAACCTGCAATGAAGTTTAGGGCACTATTTTTATTCCAAGTGGATACTTCTCTAAAATTATCCCTTATAGAACCAAAGAATTCAGGATCTATATTTGTTCTAACTCTTTGACGGCTCAGGTTGTATTTTTTGGGAAGATATTTCTTATATCTTGTTCCTGTCACCGGACAGCTCTGGTCCTTGTCTCCATATAAATCAACAAAAACTACTCCTCCGTAACTGCATCCATCTCCTACCGCAAACCCCAGAGTGTATGATTCATCAACATTAACTCCATCATCATCTTGCACAATTGTTGTCGGCTCTATCTGAACGGAATATCTGGACAATGACATTAAGTTTCTTGCCTCTACCTGACTCCACTTATCTGAAAATCTGTCCTTGACGGAGAACTTGTGGTCTGGGGTGCAATCTAAGGTTGATCCGTCTGAGATAGTTACCCTAACAAGACTAGCATTCTCTCTTGTTTTTACTACCGTAACTTCCGACCACTCTTCCCCATTCCAAACATCAACAGTCTTATCTTCAAGATCTTTTATGTCGATAATTCCTGATTTTGTTATAATTGGAGTACTTCCAGTTACACAAAATTCATTGGCACGAAGTAAAATTTCACCACAAGGATTTGTCCCTACAACCTTTGAAGAGTCTCTTCTTCCAAACTTGTCGGTATGCTTGCGAACAGAGTCCATGTTGTAAATACCGCGTTCTCCTGATTTTGACTCATAGAGATTTCTCCATTCCCGAAGAAACTGGGCAGTATTTGGCTTTGAGTTATAGACCGCTGAGTTGTTTGCAAGTGCTCTCTGACCCTCTGTTTCCCACCATTGACCGGATTTTGCTTTTGCCATTTCAAAGTCATCTAGATTGGAAAGGGAAATTAAGGCACTTCTGCGTACCCCACCGACAACAACCACCTCTCCTACCTTACACATGATATCGTGAGCCTCAATAGGCTTTAATCTTCTTCCTTTGGCAATCTTAAATTGCTCCACGGTAAACTTGAAAAGATCATTAAGAGGTTCTGGACCAGATGCTCTTCCTCCAAAAGTTTTTAATCTTGCCCCTGCTGGTCTAACCTTTGACATATCCCAGTTTGGAATTTGTCCGGTAACCAGAAGACCGATCAATTCTTTGTAGGCTTTTGCCCAACCAAGCTTTGAATCTTCAACGACAATCGTAGTGTTTGTTGGAAAAAGCTCTTCTGCAATTGCTGGAAGATTGTCTACATACTTTTGCTCAACGGAGAATCCAACACCAGTTCCATTCATGAGAATGTACATAGCTTCATCAAATGATCTTAGGCTGTCTACTGCAATGAACGAGCAGTTGTATGCAGCGATATGATCTCTTTCTAGAGCTGATCCAGCAGTCATTAGGGATCTCATAGATGGCATAACTTTATGGTTTAGGATGGCTTCTCTTACCTGAGAAAACTTAATATCATTTTCTTTGTAGTTGTGGTTTTTTACAAGATGTTCTTTCATAAAATCAATATATCTATCTACCGTTTCGACCCACGTTTCTCTTCTACCTTTTTCTTCTATCCATCTGCTGTATCTTGAAACGTGAATAAAGTTTCGGTAAGGATCTACAATTGATCCATTTTCGTTAATAAGTGACATATAAAAAACACCCTTCTATGTGAGTTTTTGTGAGTTTTTAGTATAGCACTTCTGATTGTTCTTTCGCAACCCCACCAGGGGCTATTAATTTACTTACTACTCATGACCCCATTTTCCTAGGGGGCAGGTGGACGACTCCAACCTTGCCTTGATCTTCATAAAGCATCCACACTCTTTGCATGTCCAGGTTGGTCTAAATAATGATGGGCAATCATTGCATATATCTAATCTCTCAAAAGCAACTTCTTTTTCAACGAGCATTTCTTTCCTCCCATTCTTTTTCAAATAAATCTTGTTCTTCGTTGGTAGGTATTTTTGGGGTTAAGGATATTCTTTTTTCATAATCCTCTTTTGTGAAATTTGATGACTCCGACCACTTTCCCACGGGACAAACCTCTTGAGAATATTTTGTTTTTGATGGCATAAAGTTTAAATCCATAGTACACTGTCCTGTAATTTGATCATATAGGTCACAAGACCTACATATTTTCATTCGTTCTTCACGTTCATCATATGGAGCAAAAAGAAAAGGGGCAGAGGGATAATCCCAAGGGATCTCTTGGCTATACTTTTGAAGCAACCTATCTTTTGAATACCACTCACCGTCGCTGGTTCCTTCTAAATGAATAAATACACCAGACACTGGGGCATTTACACCACCTACCTGATAAGATCCATCAAACACCCACCTTCCTGCTGGAAACACCCTGTCATCCGGAGTTATAAAATGCTTGCCGTCCTCTTCGTGATACAAAAAAGACAAGCCAGTTGATCCATCAAAGTCGGCAACTTCCACATCGCCATCGTAGCAACGTACAATTGTTCTGTCTCTTAACCAAAACACCTCTTGTGGGACTTCTATCCATTCTAAATCAATCATTTATCTTCCTCCAACATTACGACACCTTCCACCACTCGCTGTATGAATCTGAATATCCAGAAGGTGTGCCATTCTTAACACTTACCCAGTTATTACAATAAGATGTGCAAGTTCCACAGACAGTTGTTGGATTGTACCAACACATAACTCCTGGGCAGCCACACTGTCCAAAAGATTGTCCATTTGGTGATGGGAATCCAGGAGCGCATGTTCCACAACCGCAACTACCCCAGCCGGGAGCGCAGTTGCATTGATGAGATCCGCAAGCATATGGATAGTTGACAGATGAGTATGTGTAAGCCAACCTTTCCATAAAGTCAGGGTTTGATAGGTTTGCTCCGATGGCATAAGCAGCGGTAATTGACCACCTAGAGTTTGCAGAAGAAACAGTATACACTCCACTACCAGTATTTAGCGTAGCCGAGCCTCCTCCGGAAATGTTTGTTGCAGAATAAGAAAGGGCGGGGTCATAGTTTGTGATAATAAACTGCCCTGTGGATGTGTGGTGATTCATTACTGGGTCTGATGGAGCTCCCGCAAACGTAGATACTCTCCACACACCATTAACTTTTACGCTTACAGTAGCAGCTGTTCGCCAGGTTCCGGCAACTTTTACACTGGTGATTGCTGGTGTTCGCCATGCTCCAGAAACTTTTACGCCAGACATTAGACGTACTTAATCCAAACATCTCCATCTGACCCACCACTGGGATCGATGGTAGAAAGAGTTGCATTCCTTACTCTTGAAGTAAGTTCCTGATTTCCCGACAGTGTTATCGTTGTTGCCAAATTCACGGTTCCACCATTAATTTCTGGTGATGTAATGGTCTTATTTGTCATTGTTTGAACGCTTACAAGATTTACAGATTCAGACTGATTAGAAAAGACCCTTCCATCAGAACTGACATAAGATAGGGCAGTTCCTGCATTATTTTGCCATTCTTGAATGTTTGCGGTTTGTGATACCTGGGACTTAACTACAACTCCTATGTGAGATGCGTTTCCAACAATAACATTTACCCCTGTGGTTGTTGATTGAGTCGTGCTTCCCACTGTTATATATCCTGCTAGGTTTGCAGTTGTTCCCTCTAGATTTCCTGTAAAATTTGCAGTTGTTCCCTCTAGATTTCCTGTAAAATTTGCAGTTGTTCCCTCTATGTTCCCCGTAAAAACTCCTCCACTCTTCAATATAAAGTCATTTGAAGAAAAAGAAGAAAACACCTCATCACTGTCTACCCAAACAGAGCCAACTTCTGGTGACAGTGGCGCATCGTCTTGGTAGTATACAGCAGAAGATTCTATTGCATCAATTGCTGAAGTGACAAAGCTTGTTGTTGCTAGAGACGAGTCATTATCTCCTAGGCTTGGTGTGGGTGCTGTGGGATTACCCGTAAAAACGGGGGAGTCTATGTTTGACTTTAAATCTAAAGATGCTTGTAGGTCATCTATATTTCCAGCTATATGGCTATGACCATCATCTATAACCCCTATGCTTAATATTCCAGTGGTATCGTTATATGATGTACTTATTCCATAATTTGTACCCCCAGTAATCATGGAAGACGATAAGTCCTGGATTATTTCCGGTAGATCTGTGTCTAGGGATGTGGCCAAGTCCTGAATGTCACTTGCAACGTTTACCGGATCTGTTGATTTTGGATAAGGTAAAGAATAGTTTGGTGTTGTTCCAGTGGCCATGATTTAATTATATCACTATCACACCCCCTTATTCGTTTATTAGAAATCTGCACTGATTGAGGGTGTTGTTTATTATTTCCTTAGTATTTTCATACTTCTTGTCACAAATCTTATTGTTTAAAAAGCTCTCTCTGCCCATTTCTATTAAAACGGACAGTCTAAAAAAACCAAAAACATAAAAAAACTTTGGTATGTCATATCCATAAAATTCAATTATCTCTTCCTTTTTTATACTGTTAACCTTCCCTATAATTAAATTATTCCAATATGCCATTGAAACCCCTATGTCCATCCTGGGGTCCCCCACTCCAGACAGCTCCCAGTCCAGGATTCCTACTATTTTTTTGTTTTTAAATATTAGATTGTCTACCTTCCAGTCTCCGTGCAGCATAGACCTGGACGCATCTTCTGGGCACATCTTTTCTAACCACAAAATTATATCATCAGAGTTTTCTTTGTTATTTAAAGATATGTGCTTTTTTTTCCAAAAATCTACAAATTTTTTATTATTCATCCCCTTGTCTTTAATGATTATCTTGTTGTCATGAATTTTTTTTAACATATCAAACATTTCTAGTGTGGAAAAGGTGCTATCTCCGTGAATTATCTTCATCTTATAAGAATTATCCCTATAGTCATAAACTTCTGGTACCAAGAAAAATCCGTGTAATTTTTTTTGAACTGAGTACTCCCAGTGCAGTGATGCTGATGATCCAAAATTACTTTTATCTAATGGCTCCCTTAAGATAAAATCATCAAAAAAGGTATTTTTTTTTGTAACCCCCCCAATTACCCTGTTCGGTAGCATACAAATAGATCTCTTCCAAAATTTCCTTCAAACTCCCCAGTGGAGTCGCTATCTTTTCCTAAATACTCACAAAAATTAAAACTAGTATTTTCTAGGATCAACTCTTGAATTTTTTCTTTATTCCATCCAGACAGGCTATTCTTATACCAGTCTTCATGTTCTTGTCCCATCTCAAAAAATAAAAAATCTTTTGTGTTTTTTTCTACAGTTTTTATTATTTCTACATAGTCTTTTTTCTTTAAAATATATCTATGAAGCAAGCTCATAAACAAAACTATATCAAAAGGTCCTTCTCTATCCATCATTTGTAGAAAATCTTCATTATGTATATTTCCTTCAAGATTTGGATACATATTAATGCAAAGATCTGTTGCTCTTTTGCTTATTTCCACCCCGTATGAGTTGCTTGAGTGATTGTAAAACTTATTAACAAAGTATCCTGAGTTGCTTCCAATATCTAATATACTTTTTTCTTTTATGTCTACACCATTTTTTATTAAAAAGTTAAATATTAAACTAAACCTGTCTTCGCAATTTCTAGCTGAAATAACTTCTTCATTATATTCTAACTCTATTCCTGGATGGTATCTTGTTTCTTTTCCAGGGAATTTTTTAATACTTTCCCCTGTTTTATTTTTTTCTTTTTCCATAATTATTATTGTATCATCAAAACATTTTTAACATCTTTAATGTTTTCTACTTAAAATATGGTTTATTTCAATATAATTTATATTAACATGATTGGGTCTTTGAGATATCCAATAAATTGTTTCAGCCATATCCTTTGCAGTTATAGCTATATCTCTTTGCCCTCCCTCTACAGTATCAATTGATCCTGGACACAACTCCACAACCTTTATTCCGTATTGTGGAAACTCTAACCTCATGGTATCAACAAGACCGCCAATCCCCCTTTTGGCATTTGTGTAGTTTCCTCCAGATGGATAAGCAAATTTTCCACCCAGGGATGAAACAAAAACTATTGTTGGATTGTCAGTTTTTTCCATATTTTTAATAAATAGTTTAGAAATGTACATTGGTCCACTTACATTTAGACTATATGCATAATTAAAGTTATTTGGATTTTCATCTATTATAAATGTTGGAGACGCACCTCCTCCAGCATTATTTATAAGTAATTCTAAACTTATGTCTTTATATTTAAGATAAAAGTTTTTTATTGCATTAAAATCTGTTATATCTAATTGATAGGTTTCTATGTTATTTGATTTAAGAGATTTCATTTTTTCCATGTTTCTAGAAACTGCTATTACATGATATCCCATTTTTTCTAATAGCTTGCAAGTTTCATATCCAACTCCCTTGCTTGCTCCAGTTACTATTGCTGTTTTCATAGATTAATAAATCCAGTGTTGTGGAACCATATATTTATACCCTGACTTGACTAAATGCGCTGTGTGGTGATATGGTGGAGATGGCGGGAAGACTATTACGCTACCTGCTTTAGGTTTCACAGCAAAGGTAAATTTTTTATTTTTTTCTGCTTCTGCAAAATCTGCTTCTGGACCTGTACTTTTCAAAACTCCGTCTGGAGATGTAATGGTAAATGATATCTCCCCCCCTTCATAATCATCGTTTAAATACATAACAAAAGAAACTTTAAGCCTTTTGTCACCCTCTTGTTGGTCAAAATGTGCCCCCATAAAAGTTCCAGGCTGATATTTTTTTATGGGATACATCGGGAATAGTTTTGGTTCTTCCAAAATACCTTGAGCTTTTGCATAGTTTCTTGCTACCTCATCAAAAGCTTTTTGAAGTGTTGAATAAATATAACTACTCTGTTCATCGCTGGCGCTTGACTCAGAAATACTTTTATCTGTTCCGTAAACATAGTGTTTCCCACTGCAAGCCGCCCACTCCCCCCAAGGAGCTTCGTTGTCACCTTCAATTGCTTTAACGAGTTTTTCAGGTTCTTTAATTACATTTGTGTAGTAGTAGACTTTTTTTTCTAAAATTTCTAAATTCATTATTCTTCTCCTTCTTTTATCTTGTATATTTTTTCTTTTTTGGATACCCTGTCTTCATTTTTTTTATAAAAATTCTTTTCTTTAATAAACCCAACAACTACATACCTTATTGGTCCTGATTTAACGGTGTTTACTCCATGGGCGAACTCTTCAGTTCCTGGAAAAATAAGCAATGATCCTTTTTCTGGCCTTACTTCTAAATCAAAATTTTCAAAAAATAACTCTCCACCGTTATAGTTGTCGTTTAGGTAAAGTATTGCTGCATAACGAATTGATGGATCTGTGTGTTGATCAGTGTGGCACTTTAATTCAACCCCCTCCTTCATTCTTTGAAGCGTTGAAAATCCTGACAACTCTAAATCATTATTCTCTTCGTAAACCATGTATAGAATTCTTTTATGAATTGTTCTTGATAAGGGATATTCGTGAATAGTTAAATTTTTATCTTCCCACCCTTTAGTTATCTCAAATTTACCTTCAGCAACTAAATTATCAACATCATCTCTTCCAAATTTTTCCATACAAAATCTTGATAGATTTTTTGTATATTCTATACTCCATTCCTCTTCTGGGGTATTGTTTATAATTTTTAACAATTGTTCATTTTCCTCTTCAGAGATAAAATTATTTACTAAAAGAATGTCTTTTAAAATTTCTTTAGTCTTAAATCCTTTTTTAGTTAATGATTCTTTAAGAAAAGCTTCCATATTATTCTGACCCCACTATTTTGTACTTTTTCCCGCTCTTGTCTATTTTATAACCTTGCTTTAGAATCTTTTGCCACTCTGCTCTTTCAATTTCTTGTTTTTCTCTTGTTTCTTTCATTTCTTCTTTCCATGAGTCTGTTAGCTCTTGTGAGTAGTCAGACTCTTCTCTGTCATCCCAAAATGATCCTATCGTATACCTTAGCCCACTCTCTATTAACGATACCTCATGCATATTCTTAAACCCACCGTCAAAAACTGCAAGCAGCCCCACCTCTGGCTTAATATCTATGTTTTGTTTTGGAAATTTAAGAATTCCACCCTCAAAGTCATCATTTAAATAAATAAATCCCGCATACCTGCTTCTTGTAAATGCCCCATAATTTCCTTTAGCATCTGTATTATCTGAATGTATTGTTGCATACGCTCCCTGCTCCCACTTCTGTGCGTGATATCCAATCTTAGACACTACCTTTGGGTCTAAGTCATGAACTGATGCTATTGCTTCTGTAATTAAATTTTCTATGTCAGAAAAAATTGTTGGGGGTAGGTCAGCATCAATAATTTCTTGATCACCTTCTCTTGGAAGAACAGAAGCGTATGACTCATAGAAAGATATAGGAACCCAGGAAATCTTTTCATTTTCTGCTTGTGCATCCAGCACTTGGATAACTTTAGCACAGTCATCAGGGCTAATAAAATTTTTGTAAACAACAATATCTTTTGTAATTCTTTGCTTATTTTTTAAATTCATGGTTTTTTTTCTCCTGTGTGTTTTGTGATCCGCCAGAAGAATGGACAAGTGAACCTCAAACCACTTTCAATTTCGGTTACCCCATGAATGTAGTTTTTATCTCCTGGAAAAAAATAGGCAGCTCCCTTTTTAGGTTTAAATTGAACTCCCTGTAGTGGAAAGTACAACTCTCCTCCTTGATAGTCGTCGTTTAAATAAAATAAACTAGAAAGATCGTAGTTCGGAAAATCATTCGGCAATCCTGCATCTTTTCCCTCATGTAACTCTTTATCTGCGTGAGGGTTTTGAAATTGTCCGGGAAGCCACTTGACAATTGCTGGTCCAGTTGGAAGAACTTCAACCTGGTAAAACTCTTCAACTATGGGCCTTAGTCTTTTAAATAATCCGATTATTACTGGTGCAATCTCTTTATTATTTTTTCTTAGGGTTTCTTTGGTGGCAACCCTATCTTTCCAATAATCTGAGTCATAAACTACCGTTCCATTTTCGTTAACATGGCTTTTTGTAATGTCCCAAATTGTTAATGACTTTGCAGCTTTTTCTAAAAACTCTATCTCTTCTTGGGTCATAAAATTTTCTAGCTCAACAATCATATCTCTACCATTGCCAAACCAGCCAGATGGGGTGAGAGAGGGTCTTCTGACAACCACGGAAGCGTCTATTTTATTCATGATTAAACCATACCACCTTTTCTATGATCTGTAACATAAAGTTTTAAAGTTTTAACTTCATGGGAACCTAAAGACTCTTGTTTTTCATTTACGGCATCTCTATACCAATCTGTCCACTGTCCAGAAGAATTAATCACTTGTGCTGCTTCTCCATATTTAATGTTTGACCTTATTCTTGATCTATCTTTATCTTGATACTCAACAATGTTAATTGTACTGTTGTTTAATTTTGTCAAAGAAATTGGGATGATTGTTGCAAGAGGAGTGCCTGCTTTTATGGTTACCTCTTTATTTTCTTTTTTTGCTTTAATTGCTAATGGTAGTGGATTATCATAAAAAGAAGTACTTATTAAGTTAGATATTGTTTCAAAATTTTGATTAAAGTAATTAACAGGATTTATAGTAAAAATACTTACAGCTTCTTCTGTTCTAAAAACTAAACCAGTATTTAAACTAACAGATGATTGACCTCTTGAAGAATATGATCCCTCTGGTGCATTTATAATTTTAACATGTTTGTCTGTTTGATCATTTATTCCATCCCAAACAAAAACAATGTCTTTTGTGCAAGAGATGTCCCACCCTATGATATTTGCCTGTGTTACCGGAAAACATCTATAAGCATGACCCTCTGAGGTTTCATCCATCCAATCCCTTTTAATTGACATTGGAGAAACATTCATTAAGCTTCCCCGATTTTTTTCAACTACAATATCAATCACTATTCTTTATCCCATTTTGGATTATACATATCTGGCGTATGGTATTTTTTACTATAGTCTAACATTGTCACAATAGAGTATTTTGTTCCAGCATGTACTGGCATAGCCTGATGAGGATACATAAAGTTAGACGGAAAGATATAAAGATCTTCAGCTTTTGGCTTTATGTTTAAATTTTGCAATCTAAAATACAGCTCTCCGCCTTCATAATCATCATTTATGTACGACACAATGGAAACCGTGCAATTGTAAGAGTATCCATGATCATGATGTTCCATAAAGTGCTGTCCTGGACCATACTTGACAAAGTTAAACGCTTCCCAGTATTTTAACGTCATGATGTTGTAGTCTCGGCAGTAATCCTCTACGACTGCTGCTTGAGCATCATATACGTCTTGCCATAATTCTTGAAGCTTTATTGAATCTTCACTTTTATCTTTCTCAATATCAGTTTTTTTGAATTTAAAGTCTACGCAATCTCTATATTCTGGCATTAATTGTTGGTATCCAACATACGCGGGCTGCCAGTGGTATCTTTTTCCTTCAGGGGATAGCTCTCTATATCCAGCCACAGATCCCAAGGTATTCTCTAACTTATTAATCAAATCAAATTCTTTTTTGATAACCCCTCTGTAGCAAATTATTCCATTTCCTAATTCTTCTTTTTCTGTCCATGTAGACATAGCTTCTCCTATTTGTATTCTCTTTTTGACCATACTTTACTTTTATATACCCCGCCATCGGGCTGTCTATAAAAATTTGCGTTGTTTATCATTTTATCATACATATCCGATTGTTTTAATATTTCTATCTTATGATCCCAATCTTCTCTTTTAAATGGAAGAACTTGAAGGTATGGGGTTCCTGCTGGTAGTGTTCCTTCCCATCCCTCTGCAATAAAAAATGGAAAACTTCCAAGTAGGTGAACTTTGTCAGAATCAACTATTCCTGTTGTATTTAGAAACGGTAGGTCAAACCTATTCATTGGTGTCATGAAAAGCGCACTATATCCTTCTGGCAGCTCAAGACCCCAGTCTAAACTCCAAGAAAAGTGATCTCTATAAAATCCTTTAGGATGTTCAAATTGTGGCATTGGTGGTCGCTGTGTGCAAAAATCTCTATACTTTAATTCTGTAATACTTACATCTATAGAACCATGGCTATTCTTAAAAAATTTTAAATCACATGGTGTTTTAAAAACATAGCCAGTAGAGAAAGCATCCAGAATTGATGGGCAGGCTTTCCATGTGGGTATTTTTCCATAGTCATCTGTTGTTCCTTCTTTTGGAAATGGACAGACTTCTTTTGGAGCATCATAATATTCTCCGTTTGGCATTTTTGCAAATCTATCTGCTTCCTTATACCAATCTGGAATTTGTCTTTGTGTTGGAACTGGAACAGAAATGCTTTCTTTGTTCAGCCATGGGCGGAATGATTTAAATGTGGCAACTAGAGACATTATCTGTGTCCTAACTCGTTAATATCTGTCATTACGACAACGCAGTATTTAACTCCTTCTTTCATTGGCAAAGATGCATGTTCATAAATATAGTTGGATGGACACAAAAGAATATCTCCAGCTTTTGGAGTATGAATATGGTTATCTAATCTTGGAAATTTTATTTCTCCACCCTCGTAGTCATCATTAATGTATATTACTGCAGATACGGTACAATTATACATTGGTCCGTGGTCGGCATGAATGTTAAAGTGCTTCCCCTCTCCCTCATATTTAACAAAATTAAAGGCTTCATAATATGTTACACTAATTCCCCAATATCTTGCATAGTCATCCACACACATCTTTAGCTTTTGATAAATTTCTTCATGTAGGTCAATGAGCTCACTATTGTTTTTATCTCTTGTCCCCAGGTTTTCTTTTTTATATTTAAAATCTACGCAGTCTCTAGCTTTTTTAATGGGGGTGGTTGAATTTGTTACTTGAGCTTCACTCCATCTATATTTACCGTTGTTGGATAGGTTTTTTTCAAGTATTCCGATATACCTTTCTGAATCTTTTTTTGAGAATGTGTTCCGATAAACATTTAACCCTAAGGCTAAATTTTCAACTAAAATATCACCTTCTATTGTTTTTGAAACACTTCTATTTGATGCCGTCTCTGACCTATCTTTTGTAAACCATTCATTTAAATTCTCGTCATTGTTATGCATTATTTCCTTTTTATACTAAGATTAATGGCATCCACTTTTGTGGATACTGCCCTTCAATTTTACTTAATGTACTCACGTTAAATGATATTCCACGTTCTATTCCAGAAAACAAAGTTTTGCTAGCGGCTTCAAAAACAGCAAGAGATCCTTCACCTACATCATATTTTACTTCATTTACGGTGATTGAAGCCTTGTTATTTGTTTTTAGAAACCAGTATCCGGAGTAGGAGGGCGAACTGATTCCTCCAGTATCATACCAAAAGTCTTCAAGAAACTCTTCTTCATACTCAGAGGATATGTAGTAGTGAGTTTTTTCTGTATTTGTGTCACTCTGTTTAGAAAATTGTTTTATTTCTTTAGATATTTCATTTAAACAAAGAGCTATTTTTTTGTTGTATATTTGAAAATAGTTAAATGATAGATCATTTACGCAGGACCTTTTATATAAAAAATCTGCCTTGTTCCCTGATTCAAAAAAATAAATATTTTCTTTATTTTCTTTTATTTTTTCTATGTCCTCTATTACATTAAGTGGATCTATGATAGAAAAACTTATTAAGTTATTTTTTCTATTCTTTTCAAAAATAATATTTTCTTTATGAGCATTTTTTCTCATTAAGCTTATTACCCTTCTTTTATTTTACCACCAATACGATGATTGTACCAGATGTATGGGTATCCAGAGTCTCTAGGCATTTCTTTTTCAGGAAAAAGCATCCTTCCATCATTAAAATATTTATTGTAAACTTGATTTCCCATATTTAAAGCTTTTTTGTAAATATTTTCAAGAACTTTATTTCTGTCAGCACTCACCTCTGTCATCATTTCAAAGTTATTATATAAAACATCTCTTAATATAAACATTAGCCATTTCCACCAACCCCTTCTTCTATATCTTGGACTTGTGTAGGCTCTAACTCCAAAGTATATACCCAGTTCAGTTTTTAAACCATACATAGCATAAGCATCTGGATACCTATGATATGTATACGAAGATTCTATTACGGTCCCTGGTAAAAAATCATCATTTTTATAAAAAGAAACTATACAAGAAATTGTTAAGCTATTTTTTATTTTTTGAACATGTACCCACATGTTTTCAAGTTCTTTTGGAAAACAAGAAAGATCTACAAAGTTGTAGTCATTTATTTTTATTGGAACTACTTTTGTCATGACTTATCATCATCCTATTATTCAATGCTGGCTGAGTCATGGACTAAAACATTTTCTGTAAAGAACATGTCATATGGCTCTGTATTTATTGATACAACTGTGTGCTGTGCTTCTATTGATTCAAGCAAGAATATTTCTACCCAACCTTCTTGATCGTATGACCAGATTAGATCTGTTTCTAAAATTTCTTTTGAAATAATAAAAGTTGCTTCACTGTCTCGGCTAACAAGTATCCAGTGAGAATCTGAAAAAACATCATCATTTATGATAACTGCCCAATCAGACAATCTTTCAAATATAGAGACTACTGTTGTTTCTGTAAGTTCTATAGTTGGATTTGAATCGTGCCAATTTATTGCTTCCTGATTGGCAAATTGATTTGGCATGTAAGGGAACCCCTCTATATTTACAGAAATTAAAGTGTCTCCAACTTCAAGATCTTTTGCCGCTACAAGACCCCCTGGAGTCCTAATTAATGTTTCAAGTCCTACACTCTTTCCAGGCCAGAAGAACGGTGGGAAAAATGGTGGGAAGAATGGGAAGAACGGGAAGAACGGGAAAAATGGAGGAAAGAATGGGAAGAATGGTGGGAAGAACGGGAAAAATGGAGGAAAGAATGGGAAGAATGGTGGGAAGAACGGGAAGAACGGTGGGGCAACATATTGGTAGTAATTATAGTTAACAAGGCTTCCTGCGTCTAAAGATATTCCTGCAACTGGATTTGTATTAATTATCTGTTGATTTATTGCTGAGTCTCCTGTACTTGTTGCAGTTTGTGTACCAACAATTAATCCAAGATTAGTAATTGCTAAATTTGCATTTGTTCGTGTTTGACCAATAACATTTGGAACTAGCGACATTACCCTTTTCCAAACACCTTCAACTTTAACAAAAGATTCAGAAACTTCTTTCCAGGAACTAGAAACTTTAACCCAAATGTTATTAGGTCCTTTCCAAGTGCCTCCAACCTTAATACGAGACATAATTAAATCCTTTCAAGCTTATGTATATTTTACCCATGTGTCTCCGTTTTCCCCATCACCAGGTGTTGGGGAAGAAGTTGAAGCAAAAACATTCCTAACCCTAAAAGAACCAATGGGCTGTTCTCCCGAAAGGGTTATCGTTGTTGCCAAATTCACGGTTCCACCATTAATTTCTGGTGATGTAATGGTCTTATTTGTCATTGTTTGAACGCTTACAAGATTTACAGATTCAGACTGATTAGAAAAGACCCTTCCATCAGAACTGACATAAGATAGGGCAGTTCCTGCATTATTTTGCCATTCTTGAATGTTTGCGGTTTGTGATACCTGGGACTTAACTACAACTCCTATGTGAGATGCGTTTCCAACAATAACATTTACCCCTGTGGTTGTTGATTGAGTCGTGCTTCCCACCGTTATGTATCCTGCTAGGTTTGCGTTTCCGCCAACCCCGACTGACCCTACGCTAACCGAAGAGGAGTTTTGCCATTGCTGCAAGGGTGCAGTTTGTGATACTATTGCCCTGATGGTTATAGGTGTTGTTGCTATAGACTGACTGGTAACTACGTTGGGTGATTCTGTTAACGAAACTTGTTCCAAGTATGTTGCAGTTAGGCCAATAACAGATGACTCTACTATGGCTACACGATCATTAATACTTCTAAAATTACCCTCGATGCTATCGTTTGGTATTGGCTCTGTAGTATAATCATCTACCCCGTAATGATATACCCTAAGAGCTTCTTGAATGGAAGCGTCGTCGGAAAACTGAGGTATGCGGCTTTTGTACTGAAATCCTACTACTTGAGACATGTAATCACCTAATAAATTATACCACTGTAATGGTAGTTGCGACCTTTATTGTTTCTGCGTCTAAGCTTGACCAAGTTCCTCCGGATAGCTTTACTCCCTCAACAACAACTTCAATATTGGAGCCAGAAATCACTTTGGACCTTACTGTTAATAAGGTTGGTTCTGAGTTTATTGCTGTTAGATTAACTATATAGTTGTCAACACTAGATATAATTGTTCCTGGTGGAACAATGTCTGCTACAGGAATAGCTATAGTGGTTAGACCAGTCGTAAATAGTTTTTCAACATTTCTTGAGTATATTGGTGGATTAAGTCTTAGAACTTGGTCCCAATTGTCCCCTACTACCTTTGGATTGTAGATAAAAAGCCATCCATAGTTTGCTCCAGCAGCGGTATTTATATAAACATCCCCCTCTACCGGAATAATAACATCTCCAAAAACGTTCTCTGATACTGTTATGTCATTTGGATTACCCGATCCTGCATAAAATGTTGCCCCTCTTTGCCCTTGTGGTCCAAAGTCAACTCCAACACTTATTGTTGTCGGGGGTGCTAAAACAACAAGGTCGTCTGTATTGATAACAACATCAAATATAGATGTCATGGCGTTGTAATGTCTCCAGTTACCAGAATTGTTCCAGTGAGCAGGGTATAAACAATATTAGAATCTGATTGATCTTCAATGGAAACATCGTAAAAGTATGTAGTTCCAGGTACTAAGGAGTTTCCCACAGATGGTCTTAGTTCACAAGTAACAGCATTATCTGATATAGATGTGTTTGCTGATATGGTGTTTATAGATGCCCCGCCCTTTGAGGTAGATATCCTGAAGTAGGCATAATAGGTTACATTATCTATTGGATAAATAGCTCCAGCAGATGTTTTGGGGCGGATAACAAATTGATAAAGGTCACCCTTGTAGTACCTTATGTTGTATGTTGCAGGAAAACTCATATCTTTATTATATCAGGTTTGGGTGTGTCCCCTACCTGTTACCAAACATCTACCTCTTTAATAGGTAGAGATTGTTGATCTTTGTTAAGATAGTTAATGTTGACGGAGATGTCCAAAGCTTTTGTTTCTGTTGATCTCTTCTTATTCCCCGTTTGATCCATCCAGGATACCTCTTTGATATACCCCTGTACTGTGATAGGCATACCAATCTTTAAGTTGTCAATGGCTTTGATTGCCATTCTGTCCCAGGCAACTACCGTCCATCCGGAGGTATTCGAGTCTTCCCAATCACCATTTTGATTCTGTTTTCTATCTGATGTAATTAGACGAAACTTTGCCTTCTGCGTTCCATCTGGCATCGTTCTGGCTTCAATCTCTGTTCCAATTCTTCCTGAAAGAACAATATTTGGATTACTCATTTTAACTCCTCTTTGTGTGTTTTTTTTGTTAACGTTCACATCTTACCATTAGGCTAGGCGCTTGTCAACTGTCCACAGTTTGCTGTAAAATCATACCGTAAGGATACCCCGCCAGCACCGCTGGCTCCACCACTGGGCTAACGAACTCATCAAGTGTCTTATCGTTGTTCATTAGATGATCCTGTAAGTAACAACTATGGCTCCCGATGAGCCCGGAGCACCTCCACCGGGACCGGATTGACCACCACCGCCTCCACCGTTACCAGCACTACCGAGCGAATATGCGTTTCTCAAAGTTGCTCCAAGCATTGCTGTCGGCCCAAAACTTCCACCCCCTGTTTGCGTAGAGTACCCTCCAGTTGCACCGTTTCCTGTCGCCCCGTCTCCTGCGCCGCCGCCCTGCGCATAGCCCCCATACTCAGTACCACCCCTGCCACCATACCCACCTGTTCTCCCAGCGAAAGTTGTTGAAGTTCCATTAACTCCTGCCCCTGCCCCGTAAGACCCACCTGCACCTCCGGTGCCGACCGTCCCGACGTTCGCGCCAATAGGGAGAATAAGCAATCCCTCAAATGCACCGGAGCCACCACCGGTTGCCCCTCCCACACCAATGCCTGCAATGTATCCCGCGGAGCCCCCGCCTCCGCCACCGAGAACCATCACTGTGAAAAGCAACTGGTTTGAAAGAACCGTTAAAGTCTGGCTCCCGGTAGCAGTGAAAACGTGACGTTTGTACGTGAAGCCTCCGGAAGCAAATGTGGATACTGTCCCACCCGTAGCCGAGTTGAAATTGATCCTACCTAGCCCAGACATCGGTGAGAACTGTCCCGTAACGCTACCCCTGCGTGGCATCAGAACGCCAACAATGCCGAGCCAAGAACCGTCCACGCGGCAGAACGACGAATCAGTGTAAAGGAGAAAGCGTCAATCTTCCCCGCTGTACTCGTTGGTGTTGGTGCAGTACCACCCTGCCACTTGATCGTTTGACCGACAGCAGCGATCTGTAACACGCTAGGAATGTAACCCGTCGCACCCTGCACTACGAAGAGAACAACAGTGATCGCTTTACCATCCGTCGTGGGGGCATTGGTTATGTTGAGTGTGAAGTTCGCTGACGGTGCTGTGGGAACGTATGCCACGTTCCCCGTTACCGTGTTCACGGTTAATACATTTGCTGAAACTGTATAGTCAGTAATGGTTTCCGATGTAACGTCTGCCTTTAAGTTATCCGCTGTAGTTACAAAATCAGTTGTTGCCAACTGTGTAGTACTTGTGTTTGCAGCAGCGGTTGGAGCTGCTGGAACACCTGTAAAAGTTGGAGATATAATTGGTGCTTTTAGTATAGTGACGTTATCAACTTGTGATCTAGTATATGTATTTGCATCAACTTGAGCCTGAGTATAAACATTTGCAATACTAAAAACAGCATAAGACACAGCAGAAAGAATATCACCAGCACTTGCTTCAGATACCAAAACAATGCTTGTTCCATCTGTGGCTGTATAATCAGTTGAATTAACTAGAAGTACTCCATTAAGGAATACCTGCAAAAAATTGGGGGTATAAGCTAAAGTAAGTGAATTATCATCTAATCCTGAAAAAGTTGTTTGAGCGGCTGAAGCAGTATATTCATAAGTTAAAAAATTAACTTCTGATCCTGATAAAGCTATCCAATCAGATCCGGAATATACATAAGAAGAGACACTATCAGAATCTGTCCACATTTGACCAGAAACAGGAGAAGATGGAGGGGAAGATTGAAAGCTTGTTATAGCATTAGGAACATAGATTAAAGAAGATATGCTTTCCCATTCTGTTCCACTCCATACCCTGGCATTTCTACTTGTCATATTGTCATTATATCAGGCTCATATGTGTTTACAGTCATACCGCTCATGGAAGCAACCTTGCTATTCGTG